TTAAGATCTCAAGGATCTTATCATCATGACCATTATATGCAAGATACTTTGCATACGTTTCTGCTGCATGAATCTCTACTTCGTAGGAGAGATGGTAAGCAGAGCGAGGAGCCACCCAATAATAAACCACGTTGACCCAATAGTAGATAAGTACAAGGTGTCGGGCGAAAAAGCGATCCACCCAATAAGAATTGCCACCCCGACTTTCCATGTATTCCAGATGTTCTGTCTCGTTAAGTGTTTGAGCAAAATGTTCCTCCATCAGATAGATGTGTTCTGGACCACGCAAACCCATGGATTCGCGTAAATGTAATACACTCAAAAACGCAAAATAGGGTGCCCGAGCAATCTCCTCAAGCACCCAAAATCTCTGATAATCTCGACCTCTATAAAGAAAATCGATTACTGCAATAGTAATATTTAAAGTAAGAGTATTTAATTGTTTCATACTTTACCTTCCTCAGTAAAGACTATCCTCCTGCTCAGCCAGGACAACACAATCGCTTGTAGGATAAGCAACACAGGTCAGAACGAATCCTGCGTCCATTTGATCATCATCAAGGAAAGATTGCTCTGACTGATCTACCGTACCACTCTCAAGTTTACCAGCACAGCTGGAACAGGCACCGGCACGGCAGGAATATGGAGCATCAACCCCCGCTTCATCTGCAGCGTCCAGAAGATACTGATCGCTTTCACATGGGAAAGTGTTCTCAGTTCCGTCGGGGAATTTAAAAGTGATGTTGAATGCCATTGATTAATTAACGTGTACAGTACCAATCATACCAGCACCCTTGTGGGGTCCACACCAGTATGTGTAGTCACCTGGTTCAGAGAAGGTGACATCGAACTCTTCACCAGGCATCATTGCTAATGCTTCGTGAGAGATCTCAGGATGATCCTCAACAACTACGTTGTGAGGTGGGAGCATATTGTTCACAAAGTGAACTGACTCACCTGCGGATATTGTAACATCTGCTGGGTCAAAAATCAAGTTTCCACCTGACCCCATTTGAACGTCCACTGCCCATGCTGGAGCAGCAAGAAATAATGTAGCGATTAATGCGAAAATAAACTTCATAAAGTTTACGCAACTGCACTATCTATATCTTTCTGATTGAAGTGTAACGAGGATTTGTTTTGACTTCCTGACTTACCATTTCACCAAATTCCATCACACATTGACCCCATTCTGCCCTTGCATCTGGGGCTCCTATTGCTTTTTTCGCCACAAAGTGTGCCACTCCCTCCATAAAGCAGCACACTCATCCGACTTCTTTTGTAAATGCGGTTCCCGATACATGGGAAACCTGGGGGTTGGTGCCCGTGACTACTTAATTATTTATCAGCAGTCGTTAAAAACTTGACCCACTTCTGATCCAACAGCACTACCAACATTCTGTCCTAAGAGAGTTGCCCAACCAGCAGCAAGCCATCCAATATATGGAATGTTCACAACAGCAGGAACTACAACACCAGCAGTGATTGCACTACCTGCCATCGCACCTTGTGACCGTGCTCCAGCGTCCGCCACGATGCACTCTATGTCTTTTGCAGACTTTCCCTCGCCTGGCGTTGCAGCACCTCCCATGTTCCTCACACCTTCCATAGTATATTGATCATGACGATACTCATTTCGCTGCTCAGATTTTCCGCCAAAGAGTCCTTTCTTTTCCTGATCAAGATTTAATGATCTATGTGATTCAAGAATAGCAGGATCGTTTGCTTTGTATTCTATAGTGTAACCGTCCTTACCTGCTTCAATTTTGTAAGAAGAGTATGGTGTGCCGCGTGGGATGTTAATAGTCGGGACCTGAACCCTATCAGGTTGTCTCCTGACAAGATGTCCCAACACACCAATGTGTGCGATTGCGACTATACTACCGACACTAATAGCGGTCCACTTGAGGTAAGGTTTCATATCACATCTTATATGGAGGTTGATCTGTTACGATTTTGATTGGTCCTTGCTCTACTCTGATAGTTTGAGCAGGTGCAGTCTGAGATGCAGCAGCAATTAATTTCTCAAGATCTGCTTTGGTGATTCCGCCACCGCCAGCACCAGCAGCGGCACCATTAGCACCATTCATCTTCATGGTGCCATCATTAGATTTCTTCGCCGTCTGGACCCCGAACGTGGCTAAAACGCCAGTAAAGACACTGGCTATAAAAGTTGGATCAATTTTCTGCTGTGGCAGATTGGGGATAGTCACATAGTTCAATGTGAGAATACCGCCAGACCAAACAAGAATCCCTAAACGAACAAAAGTTGAAAGAATGGCAAGATGCTCCTCAGAGTCCTCTACCTTTTCTTTCAACTTTCCGAAAGGTCCTTTTTTCTTTTCTTCTTTTACTTCTTCCTTCTTTACTTCTTCAGGCATGGGTCACCTACAAAGGCAACTTTATTTAGCGATAAATCCCTTTTCAACCAACCATTCACGAGTCATAGGTGTGGGTTCATAATCAGTCCACATAGTTCCGCGAGCACAAGACTCAAGTGCTGCTTGAGTCATACCCTCAGTATGACCTGCCCAATATGCTTCTTTTTCCCAGGGAATTGCTTCTGGTTGAGACATATAAGCACTCTTTACGATTGCCTCATACATCTTAGGAACTTCCTCTTCATTCTTGATAATAGCAATGAAGTTATTATCGATTGTTCCTGCCATACAGTCCTGAGCAGCGTGCCATCCTTCATGTCGCATCACTGCCATCACCACTTCAGGGCGATGCATATGAGCAACATTCAGAAAGAAGTTGTTACCTACAGTGTGATAAACACCACGATGTCCAACTGGGAAGTATCGCAGATCTGCTAAAAAAACCTTAGCTCCGACCGTATTAAGTGATCGGACGAGAGCGTTAAACTCATCAGCAATAACACTGTAATCACTATCAGCCAGTTCCTCATGTTTGTTAAGGTCAGAAACTGTTTTGAGTTCTTGAACATGATCGGTACATTCTCGGAGCAACATGCACCCCTGAGCATGAGGAGTGAAGAACTCATCTTCTGTGATTGGATCAGAAAGTGCTGGTGTAGTCAAAGTTGCTGCTGCCAGCAAACTCATAATAATTTTTTTCATATCAGAAAGAAGGAATAGAAGAACCAGTTGTAGAAGGAATAGCACCACCAGTGGCACCAGGAAGTTCAGGCACAGCAGCGTCTAACATACCAGGAAGTGCTCCTGCAATTGCCTCCGTTGCTGCCTTAGCAACATTCTCTTTAACTCGTTCAGCGATAGCATCACGACGGAGATAAACAACTGTTCCTCCACCAATGATACCAGCAGTTCCTAAGAACGATAGAACTGCCAAAACATTAATTACCTTTTGCATAATAAGCCTCGTAGTATTTTACAATCCCTGCAGTGTGCATGTTACCTTGAGACACCCAGTCTTGAGCACACTCATAGATTGATTGGTTTGAATATTTAGGGACTACCCCCTCCATTTGATGACCAAACTTTGTGAACAAGACTTTGAGTGCTTGCTCTCTAACTTTCATTTTCTGATCGCTGTAGCGCCAATCATCGATGGACATTTTCTGAACCGCCTTGGAAGTTTTCGGATCCGCCAATGGGATCAAGTTGAACAGTTGTGGCACCACTCTTGGTTGCCATTTCATACATTACCTGATGAATGTTCTCAGGTTCTTTTGTCCAGTACTGACGATTCTCATCTTCTTGTTTTTTGATCTCTGCTTCTTGCACCATATAATCTTGTTGCTTTTCAGTGATAGCAGAAGAACATCCATATGGAGATGCAAACCATTCATCAACAGGATTCAAGATAGGGGCAGGAACACCAACATAGGGTTCTTCCTCCATCTCTGTGCAGTCTACAACATCCTCATCAATTGCACATTCAATATCCTCTTCATCAATCTTTTTTTCGATTCCAAGGATACCCTTAATTGTTTCTTTAATAGTGTTGATCATGCCAGTACCAATTTCTTAGTGTATTCGTATGCATATTGTTGACGATATCCTTTGATACCCCAACCCAACCAATAGTAAGCAGCAACCATGTACTGGTCAACCGTCTTACCACGACCTTCAAACTCAGGCAGGTAGCGTTGGAAGACAGATTCGTTAATCATGTAACGAGTCTGACCCTCCAGGCTGCTTGGGTCACAATCGTATTTATTACAAAACTTACCAAGATTGTTGTAACGGTTTATGCTGGTCCACTGAATAAGGCCATACCCACCCCGATGACAATCCCCGTAAGGAACTCGAGCCCCTCCCTCGCAGATGTTGGGATGGAAGTTGCTTTCAGATTTAATGTTTCCCAAGATCGTTGCAAGGGCATTACGATCTGAGATTTTGGTTTGTTCTTGGAGTTCTGCAAGGACATATTGTTCTGCGGGTGTACCGCCAGGCAGTTGCCAGGTTTTTTCGTAAGGTTTTACTTCGATGCGGACAACTTCTTCTTTAGGTTGCTCAACTGCTGCTGCACAAGACGCACCAAGCAATGCCAAGAGACTAAAAGAAGCAAATCGTTTTAGCATAAAAATAGGGAACGTGTCCGATAAACAGTCCCCAGTATAGAGTATTAAGTTGTGTTTGTCAAGCGGATGGGGGAACGTATGCAGGTTGCATCAACCCACCACCTGGTCCATTGTCATCATCATCAACATTTCCATCAGTCAACAGGGCGGCAAAAATAAACCCTCCTATCATGGAAGCTGCTATGATTAACATGTCGTTCACCATACACCTGGGATTACTTGACCAGTTGCAAGGTATGAACCTACTGCTGCAATGAATCCAACCATAGCAGCGCGACCATTCAGTTTTTCTGCTTTCTCATTAAACATTTTTTTGTTCCTCTAAGGTTTTGTTAGTAATAATAATTTTTTCACCATCGTGGGTGAATTGCAATTCGTCGTCAGGGTGCCACAGAAGCTCTTCGTACATATCGTCAAGTTTCTGGATGTCCTGCCAAAGTGCGTCTGGGTTAGGCATATCAAGTCGTTCGGTTTACTTCGTATATAGTAGAATCACCATAAGTTTTATGGTCTTTGTATCCTACCATACGACCCTTAGTATTTTGAAGTGCGGGCATAAACACAATAAAGAAGAAGACTCCTGGTGCTCCAATAATCAGGAGCGCAGTGATTACATAATAAGTCAGAAGTTCAGCAATGTCAGGCATCAGTAAGTTTCAGCGAGTTGTTGTACGGAGTAACCCAGAAGGACGAAGAATGCAACCGAAGTTGCAGTGAAGATTGCTTCAGTCATCAGAAGATGCCGAAGAAGAATTTACCAGTGATTGCATAAGAAAGGAATCCAGAGACAATACCCATCATTGCCCAGCGACCGTTGTAAGTCTCTGCGTACTGTTGAGGAGACTCAAGACCCTTGCGGTTGTACGATTCTACAACCATCTGTGGCTCACGAGCGAACAGATTATTCTGCCCATATTCATTAGTCGTTACAGTCATTTACTTTATGTTGTAAATCTTTACATATTATATAGTAAAAAAGGAACCCTGTCAAGGGTTCCTCTGTAGTGGTTTATACCTATATCACTTAATAGTGCTAACAGCAGCAAGAGATTTCTGTCGAAGAGACTCTGGAAGAGGTACATATCCCAGAGAATCTGAAACCGATTGTGCTTTTTCACTCAACATATAACGAAGAGTTTCCTTTACTCCAGGTTTGGATTCAGGATAGGCAAGGATCCATGTCAGGGACACAATGGGATAAGCATTGGCACCTGCAGGGTTAGGATCTGCCCCACGAAGTTTATCGTCTAAAACAATCTTGGCAAGTCCCGCAGCAGAGGTTTCACTGTTTGCTTTTACAAAGTTACCTGCCTTGTTCTGAAGAGCAACCTGTTGGAACTTATCACCGTTCACATAACCATAGTTCAGATAACCGATAGCACCAATCTGATTCTTGATAGTACCAGCAACACCAGAGTTACCTTTGCCACCAACACCAACAGGCCACTGGACAGACTTACCAGTGCCTACAGTCTTCTTCCACTCGGGAGAGAATGCAGACAGAGAGTTAGTGAAACCTTTGGTAGTGCCACTACCATCAGAACGATGGACAGTCAAGATGTTCTTGTCGGCACAACCAAAGTGAGACCAGTTGGTGATCTTACCGAGAAAGACATCAGCAAGTTCAGTCTGTGTCATCTTGGCATCACAACCAGGATAGTTGTAAGCAGGGACGATA